GGTATTTTTGTCCTTAGACTGTTTGGCCTTAATAACAATTCGCTTAACCCCCTCTCTTTCTTCTCGTTCAGTAGCGTCAAATAAAGTGGAATAACCACCAAAACTTCCTATCTCACATAATTTGGAAGAAGCAAATACAGCATCTGCAGCAGTAGCAATAAAGCCACCACCACTCGCTGCCATACCTCCATTGATATAACTCAAGCTAGGTTTTCCAGAAGCCATAATTGCCTGCATAAATTCAAGCACACCATCAGCTTGCCCCCCAGGAGAATCGATAAGTAAGAAATGGGAAGTTATATTGGACGCATTTTCAGCTTCATTAAATGCGCTATGGAGCTCATGTGTTCCATCGCCACAAAAGCCATAATGCATGATTGGCCCACGTAGATCGTAAAGTGCTATTGAATCCTTGCCTGCTTTAGTCCAGCCATCCCGATAATTGTATCTAGCCAAACTTGGATCAAGAATAAGGTTTGAAGGAGCCGAGGAATTGAAAGAGACGGATTCTCCATTAAGGAGCATCTGGATCAAACTCCAGTTTGCGTCGATCCAGGATTCATCCAGAAGCCACGATGATCTAAGAATTGAAGAAATTACATTGAAACCATTCATTAAAAAAGCCGATCAATTTGTTAAACACAAAGATTGATCGGCTTTTTTGCTTGGAAACGACTATAAATTGATGGTATAAGGGTATATCGGGGCGCTTTCGAGGCATTTACCTTCAAAAGAATATGAATAGCGTTTGTCTTTTGCTGAATAACTGTACGTAAAAAATAAATCGCCATCAAGCCCGGCAATACGCTGTTTACCCAGCAGATCTACAAATACAATGACATAGCGTATCGTAAAATTACCCATACTTTTGAAGAGCGCCTGAACTTCCGCAGAGTCACCAGGATAAGCACCATCTATACTCGTATCAAAATACCCTCCATTGTCTGAAGTCTGATATTTTTCGCCAAATTCAAGCGAATCGGAAGAAGCATAACCAAGGAGCCAATAATTCGACTCCTTAAATATTACCTGCTGCTGCACCATACCATTACTTACCCTTGGGAGTTTGGCTATTTCATGTTTTGGTATAAAATAGAAAGATCCTAATCCACCAGGATTTAAGATCGGACGCTTTGGAAAATTCTTTATCATAGTTCAAAAGTTATAAGTTAATAGACTGAAGAAACGACAATCAAAAAGTGTCAAATTTTGCGACACTTCTGTACCCTACTTTTTTGTCATTTAAAAGTCACAACCCATTAGGCAATCGATTTTTTGAAGAAATTACCTAAGATTTCATTTTGACGATCACGATATCGCTCATAATCCTTTTCCAAGGTACGTATCCCAATGATATCTTCATGAAGATTACACTTGCGCATAAAATCTATTATGCACTGTCTGATCTGGGAGCGATTGTAAGTTACATGGAAATCCATGTAAGCGTGAAATTCGTCCAGGAATATAAATCTTACCATGTTGTTAAAATCAATCAGCGTTTTATTAGGCACACAATACCCACTGTTTTTAAAAGCACGCTCGGTGATCTGAACCGTAATGGAGTGATCATACTTCGCGATATCCATTTTGTGATTATTGATTGGCAGGTTTTTCTTTTTACATAATGAGTTTAGTAGGAAAATTCCAAAGATGTTTTTTTTGGTCAAAATGAAAGGATCAACATCAAACTTTGAAGCTAGATAATACTTATTTACCTCGGTTACTAAAATTGGTATTTCAACGATCATGCATAAAAATATCTTGTTTTGGTTTCAGATCACATCAAAACTGTTAAAAGTGTTCCAATGTTCCAATGCGTTCCTACTGTTCCAATGTGTTCCAATAGGTTTTTTTAATAAAATATAGCTTTAAATATATTTAAATAAACTTTTGGAACAATTGGAACGATTGGAACACTTTTTGGTGCATTTGAATCATTTATGGTTTTTTCTTTTATTAACCCAATAAAACAGCCTTCACCGGGCAGAATCGCAACCGAGAAAATTCGATGCAAATAGCGCGAAAATTGGAACAGAAGGAAAATATTGAAATTATAGGGCAAAATTGAAGGTTTTCTATTGGAACGATTGGAACAGTCACCAATATAAGGAGAGCAAAGATCAAAAAAAAGCCAATCAGGAAGATCGGCTTTGAGTTTTAAAGAATATTAGCTTTCTTTTCAATGTTGTAATCCGAATCAATTTCGAAACATTCATTCCCGGAATTGATTACTAATGGGAGTTTAAAATCCATATAATTACATATATGAAAAAGTCCTTGCTTTACATGAGTAAAATTAAACTTCACACCTCTCAGTTCTTTATCAACCATTTCTTTCTCCTTAACAGCACTAAAATAGACTGTGATAAGTTCTAAGATTTTCTCTTTAGCGATAGATACATCTCCTTGAATTAAGTCTACTATACCACTATAAGAAACATCCATATCAATTCCGCAATAATAGTTGACATTCTGGTCAAAATTCAACCTATCGATTTCAGCAGCTATGAAAGCAGCTGCTTCAGATAACCTTTCCACTTCTCCCATATTCACAAACTTGTTCAAAACTTCTTCCGGCCAACTCGACGGCCAAAGATTAGGATCCCCAGTAAGCAATGTTATTGCTACTTTCATTAGGCTACCATCGCCATACTGGAGATCATCTATTGGTCTATGATCACTATAGAAATGACCTTCCCTTTTTTCTTTAATTAAATCAACACCTGTTTTCATAATTTTTATCTCGAGAAGTTTGTACGATCTTCATGTGGAATATATGGGATCACCCTTTTTGTGACCATATTCGAAGCTAAATCCTTCTCCTTAGCCAGGTCAATGTATTCTTTTAATCTGGCGGTTTCAACAGTCAATTCTCTATAGGACTTGAGGCTATCTTCATCAATAACCGAACGATCAATTATTTTAGATAATAGATTGAGAGACTCGTCCAATGTATTTATGGATTTCTTTAAAACAGCTTTTTCCTTTTCGTTAAAGAAATCATCAAAAGCTTTTTCTAACGAGATCAACAGACTCCCATTTATCTCACCAGTTTTAGCTATATGTTCTAGGTTGCTAGGAACAATATGTATTGCTTTAATGTACTCTATTTTTGTTTTCATAATTTATTATGTTCTGAAATATATCTTGGATCAACTTTTCCATATCCAAGCAATTTTGTTTTAATTCTTATTCTAATATATCGCATCGATCCAACAGCAGTTCCTTCAGGGATATTCAACATATCGGCAATCTCACGAAATTTGTAACCGGCCATATTAAGCCGGAAAATATCCCGGTGTAAAGGGTTCGCTGCGTCTACGATCTGATCTAGCTCAGCTAAATACATTTTAGTGAGCGCGTCGTTATGGCTTATTGGTTCACCATCCAATAGCAGCTGCATATTTTTCTTTTGCCTCCTGATCAGGCTAACGAACTTTTGCTTAAGGACAAATTTAAAGTATCCGTCGGTAAGGTCATTTGTACGATCGCGTGATCGCCATATTGATATAATAGCTTCTTGAATAATGTCATTGGCATCATCGATATCTTTCGTAAGGTTTATTGCATAGCTAAGAAAGCGCTTTGGAGCTTTCGCTAAATATTGTTCAATCATTATTTTCTTTGGTTGTAAATTGTCTACTTTTCATATGGGCAGTGATCAATAAACTGATACTGCTCTCACTAACATTATATTTTTTCGCTAACTCTTTAAGCATATATTCTCCAGTATAGAAAAGTTCTATAATTTCTTTCTTCTGCTTTTTTGAGAGTTTACGGGAAACCATTTTAGTTTTATTATCTAATCTTCATTTGAACATTAAAACCAGCTTTCATTAATTGGCCAACGTAATACCTAGGACCAACTGGGATCTCCTTAAAAGATTGATAAGGATAAACGTCAATTTCCCTGAGTCCTGGATCAATCGTAAAACCTGCTTCTCTAACCATTCGGTACAAATAATTAAGCCTTGATTGCTTTAAACCACCTTTTTTTAAGCCGTCCTTTTTCATACAATATATTAGATCTTTGTTAGCTGCTGGTTCTGACAAACACGGGCGCGTAAAACCGCATATATCCAGTTGTTTGACCTGTCGTTCTATCTTTTTTTGACAATAATGCTTCGGTAAAAATTTCATTGCCTGTTGTCCCGTAAAGAAGATAGATATCTTCATCATCTATTTTTTGGGGCAGTAAAAAAGCAAACATCTTTTCTGGTTTATCAAATTGGCAGATTATGGAACCAACGTATTTGATTGGAAATTCAAACAGATCCGTTCTAATTGTACCATTCTCTTTTCCATTTCCGATTTGAATTATTGATTCTTCCGGCTTTAAACCAAAGAAATCTTCCTTTTTAAAGTGCAAGTTTTGACCAGTCATACCTAGTGATTTTCCAACAATCTTTATCTGCATCTTTTTGAATTTTAATTAAATAATTCCGCCTGATCCTGTACTGGCACAGATGGGCCTACAGTGAATTCAATATTTTCGACTAGCATGGTACCTCTACGTTTGTCTCCAGCTGTATATTCAGTATAAAGTCCTTCTATTTTGATTGGCGTCCCTGCAGTCAACCGGCGAACTTCATCCAATTTTCGTGAGAAACAAGAGACCTGAATAATTTTTTCTACCTTAAAACCATCCTTCTCATATGATTCATCAATTTCCATTGTCCATGACACTTTAGTTTCACCCAACGTCTCAACAATAGCTGCATCTTTGTATCTTACGGCTCCAATGATAACACGCTGAGCTCCTACTGGAGCCACCTCGCGTTCTAGGTTCAGATTCATCATGTCATAATCAAACACAAAGGCACTAGATGGAGTCGAGGATCCATTCTTCTTTTTAAAAACTGTTGATTTTATCGTACCTATATAAGATTCCTGTTCCCTCATAAAATTTGTAATTGTTTCGCTATTTAGACCTGTTTTTCCAGTCTGCTGACGAGTAGCGTTCATATACAATGGATGGATATTTGTCATCCTGATATAGAGAAGCTTTTTAGGCTCTTCAAAAGTTTTTACACGAGTATTTTTACCATCTTGCCCAACGTCAGCCCGTGATATAATTAAAGGTACCGAGTCCCTAACGTCAATCTTGAAATCCCATCCATCCGTGATCATATCTTGTTCAAGTAAAAATTCTAAAGTTTTCCAGAAAGTTGCCAAAGAATCGGATTCAGTAATTCGCTGAGATAGTGAAATAATGGACCGCTTAACATGATCAAAGAATTCATCGTAAGAAAACGGGAAGTCAATCATCCCATCGAGCAATTTGCGAAAAGTCAACATCGTACAAAAGTTTTGTTGAATCCGGCTCTTTACGCGAACGCCTATCGTTTCAAATGCTTGAGATAGTTTTTTAAACTCTTGGGCATAAAACTCAGCATATTTGCTTTCCACCAATGAGCGATACTGAAGAAGCTCAACTAAAATCCCACTTAGTCCTTTTTTCTCCCATGCTTTTAAGCGGTTAAAACTGTCGATCTGTGTTTGCGTCCGGTTCGTAGCGGATATTTGCTCCGGAATAGACCTAGATAAAACAGAAGCATCATCTTTCGTTGATAGGAATTGACCAATAAGAATTAGTGTACAATAAATCTCCTGAACCTCGGTTTTCTTTTTCTTCGTCATTGAACCTTTTTCCCGACCCTCTCCATCAAATCCAGCTTTGATTCCGCCAAACCATTCTGGTTTGATCGTATTCTCGTCAAACTCATTGAATCCAACTGGACAGTTGCGGAAGCGTTCCATTCTCGAGAAGAACGCAAAGTCAGTACCGTGATTCAAATTGAAGAAAGGCATTTCCTTAAAAAAAAGATTACATATTGATTCGGCAAAAACTGATTTACCTGAACCAACGGAACCATATACGTAAAAGTGAGGACATGATGAATTAAGAGCGTAAACGATATCCCGAAAAATGGAGACAAAAACAAACATTAACCCAGTCCATGCATTAAGGCCATACGCACCGACAAACATCTCAGCCCACTCAGAAAATGTAAATGGTGCCGGTGACCAGGACAGATAACGGTCATTTTTATAAATGTCATCCTCAGCCCGAACCTCATTAGCCAATGAACTGGCTGCCATCGATAAGTAATTGGTTCCATTAACATCAGTAAAACCATATTCATTAAATGCATGAAGAGAGTCATTATGATAAACCCGATTATAAAATGACCAGAAACCCTCCGGCTGCCAGCCGAGCGTTTTTAGCTCAAAACATTTTGGATACTCCCTGAGTAAAACGGACTTAAGCTTGTTTAATTGAGATTTTGCAAAACCATCCATCAAGAAATAAACACCTTCATTCATCAAAATTGACTCAAACTGATCTACAGACGTAAAAGCTTTGGAGGGTAGTTCTAAAACTGTTTTTGATATACCATTATCCACCTCAGTCAAACGCCTG